AAACAAAATGAATATGCCAGTAAATCAAAACGATTTTAACACCTATAAAGATCAATCAAGACAAGCTTTGTTAGCTATGAAAGAGCATTGCAACTCTGATACTTTTATTAGTGATTGTAAAAGAATAGCATACGAAAAAATCGCACAAGCTCTAGATAGTAATGGTCAATTGATATGGTCAAAGCTTCCTAAACTAATTGGACAAAATACTAAAATCAGTAAGGACGTAGCTAATCTAGATAATGATCTAGAAATATTTGGTTTATCACTAGCGCCACATTTCATATCAGGTTTTAATACTTGCAATGGTTTGAGCATGGGATGTGCACAAGCTTGTCTTATGTTTACTGGCATGGGTCAAAAGTTTATGATTGCTACTGATGGTGAACACAAAGTCGCAATAGCCAGAATTATCAGGACAATACTTTGGTTTAAATATCGTGACCAGTTTAAGGCTAAGTTATTGCGAGAGATAGAGTTGAAGCAAAAACTATTGGCTAAAAAAGATATTAGCATGGCATTTCGTCCTAATGTTTTCAGTGAAGTAAAATTTGAAAAGTTATTTCCTGAATTGTTTGACCTATGTAAAAGCTTAAACATCCAGGTTTATGACTATGTAAAAGATATAAACAGGATTGTTGAAAATCCTTATAAAGATTTTTACAGTATGACATTTAGTCTATCAGAAAACAATGCGCTCTTTATTCCTACAGCTTTAAAGCATGGGTCTAACATAGCTATTGTCACTGATATTCCCACAAACAAGGCTAAAGATAAAAAGAGCTATCTATACAGCGTACCAAATACAATTACTGTTGATGGTATAACTCTTGATACTGTTGATGGTGATAGTCATGACGCTAGGTTTCTAGACAATAAAAAGAATTGTTTTGTAGTACTACGTGGCAAGGGCCAAGAGATAAGAAAAGACAAAACTAATTTCATGAGAAAAGTACATTAAATCAAGAGGTTATAAAATAAATAAAAAATAATTAGGTAAATACTTGAAATACAAACATTAGTATTTACCTAATTAATAACAGCAACAAAAACAGAAGGATAATAAAAAATGGAAATTAAAACAGTAAAAAATGAGTATGGTCTAACAGTTTATCACGTAAGGGATGAGGGATGCATTCAAGAATTTTGGACACGAAAAGAGGCTCAAGAATATATAGACTACGTGCAAAGTATAGGAGGGTAAAAATAAAATGATAACACCTGATAGAATACCTGAGCTATTAGAATTTTGGCTATCAAATGGACAAACATATGAGAGTTTAAGTGAAGCAATTACTACAAGGATAACTACACTTAAGAGCGAATTAAAAAGCTTTAGACAAGGCGTAAGGCCAAGTTATGTGAGCGCAGAAATAGGGGAAATAATGGGCAACATATACAACTATGAACAAGCTTTAGAGATATTGGAGGGAATGAAAAATGATAACTGATACTATGACATATCAAAAAAGAAAACTGTATAGACTGAGCGAATACCTGGATGATCTAACTACAAAGGCAACAAGTAATTTTTGTAGTGAGCTAGAACAAACACAAGCCATAACTAAACTATGTAAAATAAATAATACTATTGAAAGGATATTGAACGATGAAAAATAATCTAATCAGGATAAACAAAGTAACTAGTGATGCGTTGGAAGTGTTTACAGAATTAACAGAATTAACTGATAAACTTGAAGAAATACAAGAGTTAGCGACAGAGGTTAAAGGATCAGGTGCGCTACCAATAGAGGCAAGGGAAGCCCTAGAGGAAATTGTTTTCTCGTGTGGAAATTTAATTGCGAAAGGTAAAGAATAATTATAGGACTACTTGAATTAGAAAAATTAGTTATTACTTAATAAGTACATACAGGAAAAAAAGGAAAAATAAAAATGACACTTACACTTAATCAAATACTACAAATGGAAAATGCTCTGGCTACTCGTTCAATACCTAGTGACATTATAAAAATGGCTCACTCTAAACGATACAGCAAAAGCAAACAGGATTGGATAAAACTAGGTGATCAACCATTGCACTACGTGCTACGCATACTAGCCAAGGAGGGATTAGAAAATGCAGTATAGAAATATTGTAGCAGCAGCAGATGACTTTGACTTTCAAGATCAAACTGCAATAGCAAAGATAATAAAGGAGTATGTTGAACAGTTAGGGTTATCAGACTACGATCAACTAACAAGTTTTAACTGGAGAATAGATATAAGTATGAGGTATGATGATGATACTGTATAGATCAAGCAAAGGGCAGTGGGTTGGTACGCAGCGAGATGCGCAACGCTACTTCCCTAGGGACTGGGAGCAAGTAGACGTACCAGTGTCTAAGGAATATCTCATTGAGTTCCTGAACGTTCACAAGGTAGGTGCTACACAGGCTGAACAACAACAGCCAGTGATGACTACACCTGATCCAGAACAGATAGATCCAGAGGCTTACAGTTGGGTATCGTGGGCATATGAGACACTGAAGCGTGGTGATAAAAGAGAAGCAGAAGCAATGCTGCTCAGGGGATTAGAAAAACAAAAGGAGTTAATAAAATGAAAAACAAAAAAGTAAAATTAAAGACAGAACTAACTCGTGACGAAGTACAAGAACTATTAGAAGTGTACCGAAGCATAGATGCAATATGCACAGACTTCAGAGAAATGTTTGACACTGATATTAGTAAGGTACGTAAACTAGAGGAGATGTCATACACATTGAAGAACATGTTTGACTTCAGACCAATCACAGATAGCGAAGGTGATCCTAATCATTGGAGACCATACGTTATGCCTGATGATGGTAGAGCATGGTATAGCAAACCAAAGAAGGATGAATAAAATGTATGAAGCATACTTCCAAGAAGAACTACCACTTGACCACGAGCCTAGTTTAGATCGTTGGGCATGGCTCATAGCAGAAGGTGAGATGGAGGATGGTGGCACTAACTGGGATTACGAATATGAACGAGCATGGATGTCATTGGATGCAGAATTTAATTACACATATGAATATAGGGAAGTAGTATAATGAAACTAATTAAAGTCAGAGTAAATAGAACAATAGAATACGAGGTGTCTGTGGGTGTAGATAACGATCACAAGTATGAACAAGTAAGGGATTACTTACAGACTATAGACTGGGATAGAGAGATAGGAATATCACCACAGAACTACAAACAAACATCAGACTATTATGACTGGATAGATTGGGAGACAGAAGAATGAAACATGTATGGTCACTAAAAAGATTAGACTGGGATGACAAAAGAAAAGAATTTGTAGAACGTTACACTAGTCTACACTGGAGTAGTCGAAAGGCTCGACGAGCAGCAATAGAGTACATAACAATTACTAAGGCTGAAAAAGATTTGGATACCTACGAATATCACAAAGGCTTTTTTACCCTGACATCAGACAGCCAGAACACACACTGTATTGTCTCAAAAAGTTTTGTGGACTAGGGTTGAAATGATTTTGCACAATAACCATATAAGTAATATGAAACAAAAGGAAAATAAAATGACAGTAACAACAGATAACGCAAAGCAAGTACGTGAACTAGCATTTGCAGCAGCAGTAGTAGCAACAGACAAATACATTGAGAATGTATTGAAGGGTGAGGATGCTTTTAGTTGTGGCTTTGCATGGGTCACAGTGCAACCAAAGCACAAGGGTAACACTAAGCTAGGGCGTGAAGAGCGCAAGGTGCTACGTGAGCTAGGACTAAAGAAGGACTGGACAGAGAAAAGATTTCAGTGGTGGAATCCTAGTAGCTCCTACTTCCAGAACATAGACTGCAAGGAAGAGGGTGCACGAGCAGCAGCCAAAGTTCTTAAGTCCTATGGACTGGATGCTTGGTCAGAGTCAAGGTTAGACTAGTGGAGTATGTCATCCACATAAAAGGAAAGGGTGGTAAGTGTTTTGCTTATCACTCTACCAGAGAAAAGTCAGAGCTAGACAGGCTAGTAAAAAAATATTTAGCTATGAAAGGCATAACAGTTGAGGTTAAACAAAGGGAGCTAACCTAGTGGAAACATACGAAATAATAGCGATTGCACTCAATGCTGCATACATAGGAGTACTGGTATACATTGGGTGGTGAGACAATCTGTCATACTTGAAACGAAATAGCATGAGTATAACTAACTTAAAGTATTACTATAAGAATAAACTTTTATCTTTATTTTTTGTAGTTAATAAAACTATAAGTAATACTTTAAGTAAATCCAAAGGAGGAGGTTATGTCTGATGCTAAGTTTAAAGAGGTTATGACAAGACTAGAGTGTAAGACTGAGGAAGACTTAATAGAAAGATTACTTGAAGCGAATAGTGAATTGTTAGAAGCTATCTATGATCTACAATGGTTTATGGAGGAGAAGGATCTAACATCAAAAGACTTTCACAAGTGGCAAAAAGAAAAAGAATTGAGGATATACCATTGAATATTTACATACCAGAACCCATAACTATATTACTAGCTGTACTGTCGTTTCTAGCAGGGTTCTTATACAGAAAGTATAACGACAAAGAAGATATAGCTGACGCATTCGATGAAGGATTTGAAAAGGGAACACAGGATGTTGTCAAAGCTCTATCTGAAATAACAGGGAGGGACATACAAATTGAACTGGAGCGAGGTGACGTGGACAGATGACCCACATGATGATGTATCACATTGGATAGGAAGGATATAGAATGAGACACTTAAAATATGAGACAGAGAAAGTTGCTGCTATACAACAATATATCATAGACCTACAGAAGGATATAAGTGACCTGGAGTGGGATGGAGAAAACAAAAAAGCAGACAACCTCAAGAGAATACTGGACGATGTAAAGCAACAAAGAAAGAGAGGTGACGTATGGTATCCAATGTTTTAATGAGTGATGAAGATAGAATAGAATATTTGTGTGACACAAAAGGAAAAATAGAATTAGCAAATAGGATTGTTCTTTTAGAGAAGAGACTAAAGAAAATAAAAGAGATAACAGAAAAGAAATAGGAGACAGAAGAATGATGTACGTATTAGTGTGGATGCAGTTGTTCAGCACACAGACAGTGGAGCACTACCAGTTAGGTAACTATGCCACGATAGAAGAGTGTCAGATTGAACTGAGCAAAGCAGCCAAGATGGTAACACACAAGTCAGAGACAGTGGCTTGTCTAGAGGTGGAGGTACAACAATGACACCAAGTGAATCAGCAGAGATAGAAGCAAAGAAAACATTTGAAGGGTTTATAAAGTGGTGTAAGGTTTCATTCTACTGGATCATGACAATCCTAGTGATCCTGGCGTGGTGTAACTTTGGAGCAGACACTGAGACTGGTAGTCAGTACAATGGTGAAGTCTACGCACCAAAGAATATAGGAAAAAGTTATGATTGAAGTAACCTACGTTGACCACATGGGCAGTGATTTGTCTGTAGTAAACGCAGCTAGGGTCAGCTTTGGAAAGAAGTCTGATTGGATGCCACGAGTTCACAATGGTGAGCAGTTAGTGTTAACACCCAAGGATGCCAAGCTAATATCTTACCTGGCTAAACACAAACACAAGTCACCCTTCAATCATTCCTTTGTTACTTTCCATGTCAAAGCCCCTATCTTTGTAGCACGTCAGCTACAGAAGCATGAGTACATGCCTTGGAATGAAATTAGTAGGCGTTACGTTGACAGTGAACCTGAGTTTTATCAGCCAGAAGTTTGGCGTGGACGTAGTGAAGATAAGAAACAGGGTAGTAAAGGAGTTGTCACAACACTTGAATGGTCAGAGCCTGATGATGATTATGATGAGTACTACCCAGAAGATAAGAAATATTTACAACCTTGGCAAAATTATAAAGATACTCCTCAAAATATTACCAAAGGTTTGTACAATCAGGTAAAGGAAATATATAACATCCTACTACAAGGGGACGTGTCACCAGAGCAAGCACGTATGGTACTGCCCCAGTCTATGATGACTGAGTGGTATTGGTCAGGATCACTGTATGCCTTTGCAAAGATGTGTGGACTACGGCTCAAGCCTGATGCTCAGTACGAGACTAGGCTTGTAGCAGAACAAATAGAAGATAAGATGATGGAGTTATTCCCTATTTCTTGGGAAGCTTTACGAATGTACGAGGATTGCACATGAACTGTTGGCACTGTGGTGAAGGACTAATCTGGGGTGGAGACCACGACATTGACGAGGATGAAACATATCTCTTTGGAGACTACAGCATGGTAACTAATCTTAGATGTCCTGATTGTGACTCATATGTTTTAGTGTATTATCCAAGGGAGGAAAAGGATGACAAACAAATGCATTCGTGATATGACTGATGAGGAGAGGAAGAGATCAATTGAAAGGGAACAATCCAATGACAGCAGCAGTGAACAACAACAACGAGATAACACACCAACCTTGCCCATTCGAGGAGTGTGCAAGCAGTGATGCCTTTGCTTACAACATAGTAAAAAAGGTTGGTCACTGTCACTCGTGCAAAAGAGATTATCCAAGCAAGGCTAGGATGTTTGACTGGGCAAAGAAAACTTATCCAATGCCTACACCAAAGGTAGACCTACGTAACACAAAGATAATCAGTGGTAGGTTTGACAGTATCAGAGGACTGGATGAGGACGTAGCCAAACTCTATAACATTCAGTTGCAGTATGGTGAGGGTGGTGTGCCAGTTAGGTACGCATTCAAGTACAAAGATAATGTTAAGTATCGTGGTTATGAAGAGAAGAAGTTCTGGACTAAGGAACGAGGAGCACTGACTGACTTGTTTGGTCCTGACTTCAATGCAGGATCTAGCAAACGTATATATATTACAGAGGGTGAGTTCGATGCAGCTAGTCTCTACCAGGTACTAGGCAAGTCCTACCCAGTGAAGTCTCTACCCAGTGGATCATTCAATGAAGAGTTTCTTAAAAAGAACTTTGAATACCTTAACAGTTTTGAGATGGTGGTCTACGCAGGGGAGTTGTCTGATGACACAGGCAAGGCAGCAGCACAGAGACTATACAGCACAATGCCTGACAAGTTTTACTACACACCCATGTCTAAGTGGAAGGATGCCAACGAGTTCTTAATGAATGGTGATGGCGAGGATCTTAAGTGGGCAGCACTCAAGCCTCAAAGATTCAGCCCTGACAACTTTTTTGTAGGTGACTTGGAAGTAGAGAAAGCAATTCTGTATGAGAACCCATACGAGTATGTACCTACTGGACACAGTGGCTTAGATGATAAGCTACGAGGTATGGTCAAGGGTGGTATAACATTCATCAAGGCTATGCGAGGCCAAGGTAAGACTGAACTCGCCAGGTATTTTGAATGTGCTCTACTTGCACAGGGGGTAAGGATTGGCCTGGTTCATATGGAAGAGATGAAGTCTACAACCTTTAGGGCTATGGCAACCTATGAGCTAGGTGTGAATGTCAGAACCAAAGAGGATGCAAAGGCCAATGGTTTTGATGAGCGTCAAGTGATTGAGGCAGGTCAACGTATGGCAAGGGATGAACATACTATTCCATTTGAGATGCGTGTGCATGAAGACCCAATGGATATCCTGGATCATGTCCGTACAGCAGTCACAGTCTATGGTGCAGAGTACATCTTTATAGATCACGTTCAACGTCTAGCCTACCTATCTAACTCTGGTGTTGACGCAGCCACTAGTACACTCACTACTCTGGGTGCTCGAATGGCACAGCTTGCCAAGGAGTTAAACATTGGTGTTATCTTTATCTCTCAGGTCAATGAGGATGGACGCACCAAGTACGCAGCCTCACTTGAGGAAGAAGCAATCATCTGTGTAAAACTTAAGAGAGACACAGAGGCAGATGATGATACAGAACGTAACACCACACAGTTTATTGTTGACAAGAATAGACCCTTCTCTAAATTAGGTAATGCAGGGTCAGTCTACTACGATCCTGAAACAACAATACTAGAGGAGGTAGTATTTCAAGGATGAGGATACTTGTCAGTGACATAGAAACAAATGGGTTAGATGACAGTACAAAGCTGTGGATCTGTGGAGGTAAGGATACAACCACTGGTGAGATCTCAAGGTTTGATAACTGCCATGAAGATCCAGTAGCAAAGCAGAAAGCTATTGAGTGGTACGAGTCAGCAGACTTAATCATTGGTCACAACTTCTTGCAGTTCGATGCACCAATGCTCAACAGACTACTGAAGCCAGGACTGATTGATCCACGTAAGGTTATAGATACCCTGGTGGTAAGCAGACTACACAACTACGACATAGAAATACCCAAGGGTGCAAGATCACCCCACAGTCTACAGGCTTGGGGTATGAGACTTAACAAACATAAAGGAGACTTTCATGAGTTTAATAGATTCAGTATCGAAATGGTTGACTACTGGTATCAAGACATCGAGGTTACAGAATCTCTGTTCAATCACTTCCATGATATTATTTGGAGTCCTGATTGGCGTAAGTCTTTAAGGACAGAGCACGATGTACAGATAGAGTTAGTGCGAACAAAGTACTATGGCTTTCAGTTTGATAAGACAAAGGCTGAGTTCTTACTCAACTCTATTGAACAAAAGAAGAAGACTCTGGAGGAACAATTTCAAGTAGACTTTCCTCCACAACTTACTGAAGTTAATCGTGTCAAGTATCGCCTCAAGAAGGATGGTGCTGAGATGGCAACAGTTGCAAAAGCAAAAGAAAAATATGCCCTGACTAACGTAGAGGGTGAAGATCTTATTTGTTATGACTGGATAGAGTTCAAACCTGGATCACCCAAGGATCGTATCAAAGCATTATGGGATGCAGGTTGGCATCCAGTAGACAAAACCAAGACAGCAATAGACTTCATACGAAAGCAGGTTGGTGATCCGTATGGTAAGTCAGTTGCGAGTATGACCCAGGATTTTTACGATCAAAAGAAGGAACACTTCGACAGGTTTGGTTTCACTGTTTCAGAGGCAAACCTTGGTACACTTCCTGACGATGCACCTACAGGAGCAAAAGCTCTGGCCCAGTGGCTGACACTGGAAGGACGTAGAAGCTCACTTGTTGAGTGGCTAGGGCAGTGTGGTGATGATTCACGTATTCATGGTAACATAAATAACATTGGAGCTTGGACTGGTAGGTGTTCACACTCTGACCCTAACACAGCTAACATCTCTGCTCCTTTTCATGGTGAAGCAAAGACTGCAGTTGAAGAAGTAAAGAAGCAGTATGATGAACACCTCAGAGCCTGTTGGACTGTACCCTCTGGCTCTTGGCTAGTAGGTACAGACGCAGATGGGATTCAGTTACGAGTATTGGCTGACTACCTCTGGCGTATGTATGGTGAAGATCAATATGCCCAGGCTATCATGAAGGGTAAGAAAGAAAACGAGACAGACATACACAACGTCAACAAGAATGCTTTGGATGTACCCAATGGTACAAGAGATATGGCAAAGACTTTTATCTATGCTTGGTTACTAGGAGCAGGGGTAGCAAAGACTGGTCAGATACTCAAGGTCAGCATGAAGGAAGCGCAGGATGCACGTACTCGTTTTGAGATGAGCATTGGAGGATTATATGATCTAAAGAATAAATATATCAAACAAGTTGGAGAGAATGGTTGGTTCAAGGGTTACGATGGACGCAGGGTAAATGTACCCAGTACCCACAAAGCCTTGGCAGGTATCCTACAGAATGGTGAGGCTTGTCTTATGAAGTACACCCTCCTGCGTTGGCACGACATAGCACGTAAGGAAGGAATCAGATTTAAGATGGTTGGCTTTATCCATGATGAGTACCAAGTAGAAGTAACAGGCACAAAGGAAGAGGCTGAACTACTTGGACAGATACAGGCACAGGCCATGCTTGACGTAGGCCAGGAGCTAGGGTTCAAGATTCCTACACCTGGGTCATACGACATAGGAAAAAATTGGGCTGAAACCCATTGACATATAGGGTCATAGACCCTAAGTATAATATATTAAAACAAAGGAGGGCAGTATGCCATCAACACAACATGACGTTAAAGGTACGATACACTGGGCAAAAGTCTTTGAGACTAATCGTGATCGTGCAGATTTTCACTCTGAGACAGAGGGTGCTTATAAAGTTACAGTGATAACTGATAAAGAAACGATGAAGGGTTTGCAAAAAGCAGGTCTTCAAAAACAATTTAAAGAGGAAGATGGTGGTTTCAAAGTCACCTTCGATAGACCTCACAAAGGAAACTACGACTGGCAGGGTGGAGCACCCATCGTGGCAGACATTACTGGTAAAGCCTGGGATCTAGAAGACAATGGTTTGATTGGTAATGGCAGTACAGGTATTGTAAAGATTGAACTGTACAGTGGAAAGAACAGTCCACGTACAGGCTCACGACTTCTAGGACTACAGATCCTAGATCATGTGGTCTATGAATCAGAGGGTGGTTCCTCCCAACCAGGCTCAATGTTCACAGATCACTCTGATAGTTCTGGTGGTTCTACATCTTCCACCTCCCAAGAAGAACCACAGGACTCAATACCCTTCTAGGTTTTCCTGTTTCCTTCCCCTAGAAGAAAACGCCCTCACCTTTTTTCTCATTTTTTAGGTGGGGGCGTATACACATAAGGATATACAATGCCCAATATAAAAACACTCGTCAAAGATATGGAAGACACAATACTTGGACTCAAGGGTTGGGATCATTTACTAAGCCTAAAGATGGGTGATCGTATTGGCAAAGCAGCTACCTCAAGATTCAGAGCACCACAGAAACCACGAGGGTATCTGTCGTTTTCCTCTATTGGTAGCCCATGTAAAAGAAAACTTTGGTACAAGATTAACGAGACTAATGTAGCTAGAGCACTGTCTCCTTCAGACTTGCTGAAGTTCTTTTATGGAGACATGATAGAAGAATTAGTTCTTGCTATCGTAGAAGCATCTGGTCACAAAGTTACAGGTCAACAAGATCGAATGAGGATCAATGACCTAGCAGGACACAGGGATGCAGTGATTGATGGTATGACTATTGATGTAAAGTCTGCCTCTCCCTACTCATTTAAAAAGTTTGTTGAAGGTAATCTCAGGGAAGAAGATCCATTTGGTTACATCAGTCAGCTAAGTTCTTATGTCTACGCAGCCAAGGATGATCCACTGGTAACAAACAAAACTCATGGTGCGTTTCTTGTTGTTGATAAAGTAGGTGGTGGTATCTGCCTGGATATGTATGACTTTACTCCTGAGTTAGAACAAAAAGAAAAAGAAATAAACCAAGTAAAAGAAATGGTAAAGGGTGGTATACCTGACAGAGGTTTTGATCCAGTACCACAATCAAAGACAAGCCCTAATACAAAGCTTCATCCCTCCTGTGGATTCTGTGAGTTCAACAAGAAGTGTTGGCCTGAAGCCAGGAGATTTGTTTATGGCAATGGTGATGTCCTCCTGGTAGACGTGGTTAAAACACCCAATGTCCCAGAGGATTTTACGTACAATGAGCAAGAAGTATAGAGCATCAGCACTCAAGGCAGGGTATCGCTCTGGCTTTGAGGATGATGTAGCAAAAGAGTTACGATCCAAAGGAATTAAGTTTACGTATGAAAAAGAAAAGATCAGGTGGGTTGATTTAAAAGTAAGAACTTATACACCTGACTTCGTTTTGTCCAATGGTATAATCATAGAAACCAAGGGACGATTTGTAGCAAACGATAGACGTAAGCACAAAGAGATAGCAAAACAATTTCCTGATTTAGATATTCGTTTTGTTTTTCAAAACAGTAGAGCAAAGTTATACAAGGGTGCTAAGTCTTCCTATGCAGACTGGTGTAAAAAGTATGGCTTTCAGTACGCTGAGAAATCTATTCCTGACGATTGGTCAAAAGAATAGATTGACGTAAGTGTTTCAGTCTATATAACTTGGAGGTTCCTGTGTTGTTTGAGATAACAATGTTACTGGAGGTAGATCCTGAAGCAAACTTTATTGCTTCAGATAGTTTGAAGATGAGTGTTGAAGAAATAATTCG